GCCCCTGTTGACATGTCATTTAATCCAGAACCGTAAAATATAGGGTTTTCTGCTACACTAAATCTATCAAATACAACTTCAACAGAAGCTACTCCGTTTACCCCATTGCCTCTTGCTGAATAATAAGATGTAGGAGGTAGAGCCTCGTCCTCAATTTTTATTCTAAAATAAACACCTGCAGGTTGGTTAAATTGAGGCGTATTTAGGAAATTTTCAGGCTGAGACAATATGTCTAATACTTTATATTGTATTGCAGTGTTATTTGTAGCTGTTTTTAAATATAAATAAGACCCAACCGATATTTTGTTTTGGTCGGCTTGATTAATCAAAAACCAAACGAATTGACCATCTTTAAAATAAGTCAATGGGAATAAATTATAATACTCTTGTTTATTTTGCTTGAGCATAAATCTATAGTGCGTGGCAAAGCAAGGAGGCTCATAATCCCCATCAATTGTTACTCTAATATTGTTTGCAACTATTGCGTTTGCAGGAGGTATGAATATAGTATTTGTATTTTCAGTTGGCACAACAACTGTTGTTGCTCTGCCATAATCATCTAAATATTCTATACCAATCTCATAGTCTCTATTACTTTTAAATGTAGGCTTTGGATTTTCAAGTATAACAGGAGACGTAGTTAGTGATAAAGTAAATGCAGGATTAATAGGTTCTTTGTTGCATTTTAATAAATCAAAAAACTGCGTATAATTTCCGTACACTAATCTGCTACCAATTAATTCTTGAGACTTAGCTCTAATTGGAACATTATCAAATAGTCTATTAATTTGTTCTTGCGGAAATACAGTATATACCTTATTGTTTTTAAATTCGTAAGAATATTCGGTGTTATCAGCATAATTATTTACCCCTTTAACAAGGTTGTCAATTACATAAGTATTAATGCTTAGCGTGTCTCTAAATATTAACTGTATCTCTTTGACATTTTTAGGCCCCGAATTAAAAGTGATATTGGCTGTATTGTATCTATTTACCATTGAGATATTCTCAGACACTCCATAGTCATAAGCATATTGTTCTGGTAAAAAAGCAACTGAAGAGAATGGTGCTAAAGCACTATACTCATTATCTAAATATTTATATCTGTAAGAAAAATAAAGAAATTTATTCTCTAGGTTATTTGATTCCCCTGATGTGTATAAATTAATAGTAGGTGCAGATAATGGAGGAGCTAAAATAACATTAATGTCAGCATCAGTAAAACCATTTACCGTATAATTTTTACATCTATCAACATTGATCCTACGTGGAGGATTTAAGTCGTCAGTCCAAAAAAGAAGTCCGTTGATGTAATTGATACCTGTAACAAAGAACGCCTTGTTAAAGCCAAGCAATGAAGGCGTAGTGGGTGTTGACTTAGTGGCTTGCAATACAGGTGTAATTGTATCATTTATTTCGTTGTATTCATACACCGCATCTAATGTATCAGATGCCACCAACCAATAAATACAATTATTAGTTTCAAAAGCTAATGAGCCAATGCAAGTAGCATTAGTTAACTCCAAGTCTACACCTTTTAAAATATTACCCAAATAGTTTTGGGCTACGCCATTACGGCTACCATCCTCCTCAACAAATGCACCATCAGAGTCGCCCACAATAATATTAAGTGCGTCTCTGTATGTACCGTCAGGTAAAAAATGAGGGTCAAGGTCTTTATTCATGACCCCTAAAAGGAAGTTTCTTTGAAGTTCTACCATTTACTTAATCCACTTAGATTGGCCTCTCATGCTCATCAACAAGCGACCTGGGTGTAAATTACTTAATCTAATTTTTGCGTTTCTCCAATTAGAAACCTTTTCTTTGCGAGCTCTGTTAATAACATACTCAGGCTGATTTGCCTTAGTATTTAAAATAGCCCACTTAATATATGAGTAGATATATTCTTCTGCTAGTTTATTGATAACAATTTTGTTGTCGTCACCTGGATACAATCCGTCAGAAATATATTCTAATACCACAGAGCGATTGAACATGCCTGAGCTAAAGTTAATTACGCCAGCTGCTTTGTCTACTCTGAATGTAGGGTTAACGTTTGCCACCTCGGTATTTAATCCATAAGCAGCACCGAATCCCCAAGTGAAATACCATAATCCATCTACATACCAACCCCACTGATTATTGAATGGGCATAACATATAGTTCTCACCATCAATACGAGACAAGTCTAATTTAGATGTGCCCTGTAATGCATTGCCTTGGTCATCAAATAGGATTTGATACTCATCATCCTGCAAGAATTCAATAGATGAATTAGCTTGAGGGTTCTCAGTCATTGGGTACAAATTGCCGCCCCAAAATAAAGATACACGAACATAGTTCACGTAATCAGGAGGCAAGATAAATTTAAGGTCATGTCCAACTTCTAGCTGTAAAGCATTAATTTGGCGATTACCATCATAGTTTAATTCCTGTACCGCTCTTTTTGCGTGGAATAAAACCTTATATCTATTGATATTGTTTAACAAATCTCCATCGTCTGTATACATCAAGATGAAGTTGTTTACAACATCACCTAATGTTACATTCTGATACGTGCCCCAATTGGCATCGGTAGGGGAGACCCCATCATTGGTGTAATATTTCTCCTGATTCATTATTGTTGTTTTTGATCAGTGTACGCTTCTTCTGCTCTGGATGCTTGTACTACATCAGCTTCTCTAATACTTACTCCTGCATATTGGCAAATCTTAACGACCAATTTAGGGAAGTCAGATATAGCTAACTCAAAATCTTGGTAGTCATTTGCTGATTGGTTAAATAAAGGGCTACCGTTTACTACTGTATAAGTCCACTTAGGGTCCGCTGGGTAGCGAACATAGTAGATATTAATATCATCCGTAATAGTAGTTGGGTATACAGTTATTTGATTGCCCTGCATAACGTATGTAGGGTATGTTTCTGTAGGTGCCGTTAAATTGGAATTAAGTAAATAATGTAACTTCTCCTGATTAACGTGAGTTACCTCTTTGCCATTATAGTACAGTACATTTAACAAGAAAAAGTTTTCAGGCAAATCAAATTTATCATCTGTGTTATTATAAACCAAGTCTGTGTTTCTAGAAAAGAAGTCAATAGTTTGGTCTATTTGCTTAGTGATATCTGAGTAGCCACTAGTCTCCATGCCCTTCATGTCCTTTACTTTGGACTGCTGAAAGTCAAAGAAGTATTGCATGAACAATTCTAACTGAGCCTGTTTTGCAAAGCTGTTGAATTCTTCTGGTGTAATAAACCCATTATTATCCTTATTGATAATATTTAGGACAGTATTTCGTACGGAATTTATCATAATGACAAAGATAATAAAAAAAGGGCACTAGATGTGCCCTCTTAATTTAACGATATTTTTTGACTAGCGTCTCATAAATGTCGAGACCATCATTGCTCTGCAAATAAGATGCTAAGAGCTTTAACGGGTCTTCTCCGAATGGTACACCCATCAACTTATTCTTATTGTCAGGCAAATTAAAGAAGATATCACGCTTCTTGTTCTTTAAAACAAACGTGCCATCTTGCAACGCTTTAGCTGCAATATCATTTAACTTAAGTTCAGGGTCATTTAACATGTTCATGAAATCATAAGGATGATTACGTGCATATAAAATTAAATCACGTCTCAATTCCTCGGTAGTTAAACGATCAACACGTGCTCCTAATAACACACGTCCTAATGCATCTGCAGTATTGATATCTAAATCACGTGCAGCAAGTTGTGCATCCAATTGAGAGTACATAACTTCAATCTGATTGTTTGCATCTCTTTGAGTATCAACCTCTTCGAATAACACACCATTATCTGGGTGGAATTCTAAAAATTGTTGTAATACTTGATTGTACTTATTAACGGCTAACAAACCATCTTCAAAGATGATTGGCTCTAAAATGAAGTTACCATCTTGCTCATCTTCAAATGGAGACTTTTGGTTAACTGCATAACGCAATGCACGGTTAAGACCTTTACTTGCATCAAAGTACAATAAAGACTTGTTTCTAGTATTTCTACTAGCAAGCATAAAGCTAATAGGGAATGTTTTTCTTTTAAGGACATAGACCTTGTCCTTTAATTCTTTCTGAGTTGACATTATATTTGATTTTAAAATTTAAACAAAATTAAATAAGGGGAGACCGAAGCCTCCCCCTAAGTTTACTAGTTCTCGAACAAGAAGAAGTTGTTCGCACCAAGAGTACATAAAGCACGCTCAGATAAGAAGTTAACCTCCATTGCATCTAAAGAACTTGTTTGAGCACCACCAGCAGAACCAGTGATCCAAGTTTTGTAACGACGATCTTCAGTTTCAGAAGCACGGTAACGTACGTGTAAGAACGGACGCTTAGCATTCTTTCCTAAGATTTGATCGTATACGTTAGTAGAACCTGCAGGTACCAAGATACCATTGATAGCTCCACCTACGATTCCACCACGAGTAGTTGCATCGTTTAGGTATTTCCAGTCAGTCTTGTAGAAATCGTATCCACGCTTAAAGCCTGTGAAACCTAAGTTTAACGCCATTTGCTCGCTGTTGTCGAACAAACCGTAAGAAGTACCACCTGAACCATAAGAGTTTTGAGATGCCAACATATCGTCGATATCGAAACCAAACTTACGGTTTAAGAAGATAACGTTCTCTTGGATTGCTCCTTGCTTGTCAAGACGTTGGATGATAGAATCGAAGTCAGACAAAGTAGTTGGGTTACCACCTGCCCAAACGTTTCCACGTTCTGCAACTGCATTGAATAAACCTTGAGTACCAGCAGCACCAGGTTGTACTTGAGAAGAAGCAACAGTTAAGTAAGTAGCAGCAGCTGAACCAGCTTCTGCAGGAACACCTTCAACCATTGACATCTCTAAGTAATCTTCGAAACGTAAACGAGTCTCGTGCTCAGATTTGATGTACCATAAGTAACCAGTAGCACCATTCTCAGAAGTCACTTCAACCCATCCGATTTGAGCCATATCAGAACCAGACACAGTGTACTTGTCTTTGATGATGATTGGCTTGTTCTCGAAGAATAAGTCTTGAGACTCTAAAGAACCTTCCATTCCTAATGAACCCTTAGTGAATTCAGAACCGTAAACGAAAGCAGTAGAAGCAGTATCTACAGCGATTGATTGTCCTGAAGCAGCATAGTAAGCCACAGTGAAAGTGTTAGCAGTTGTATCTACTGCAGTGATAACCGCTTTATCAGAAGCAGAACCAGCGTTAGCAGATAAGAATACAGTTTGGTTAACACGGAAGTTAACAGTTACATCTGCATCTTCAACAGTCCACACAGCTGTATCTTGTCCTGCAGCAGCTGCTGAAGTACAGTTTACATACTTAGTGTGTAAACGACCTTGCTCTGCCCATTTGATTAAGTCAGAGTTAGAAGGTAATTCTGCACCTACCATACGTAAGAAAGATGCAATAGAACGATTACCATAACGCTCGAATTCAGCCTCGTAAGTATCAGGTAGATACTGGTTTAAGAAGTCGAAGTTAGTAATGTAGTTTGTAGGCAATGTTGCCTTTACCGCTGAGGGCTCTAATTGAAAGCCCGGGGTAGATTGAACTGATCCAGCCATTGTTTTTGTTTTTTGGTTTTAGTTTTTTAAAGATTTAATCTTAAGTCTGTTACCATGATCACTATCCAATGCTGTTACTTTAAATCCGCCTTTATCGATATTTTGTGGAGCATTTCTAACGCTCATATCAATGTTCTTGCTTTGACGAACTGAATCATCAATTGCATCTGCTTTGCCCATATCATAAAAGAATTTGGCCATCGCATCAGGGTTCATTGCCGCAGCAATTGTTTTGTGATACTGTTTAGCATCCTTAATGTATCCTTCTTCGTTAACAAAATTGCTAAAGAATTTGGAAATGTCTGTTTGTTGAGCTTTCAGCTGCTCTGGAGTTCCCGGTTTATAAGATACTTCCTTATCTCCAACTTTGAAATCAAAACCTTTGAATTCATCAGAGAATAATTCGTTTGTCTTATTTATAAAGTACTCCGACTTTTTAGCCTGATCTTGCTGCGCAGCAGTAGATTGGCTGATATATTGCTTGTAAGATTCCAAAGCCTCTCTGTCCTCAGCAGGAATAGTAGACTCCATCCTCGACTCAAGGGGAGCTTTGTATTTTTCCTTTTGTTCTTCAAAGTACTTTGCAGCCTTGCCAAGTTCTTTTTTAAGTGCTAACTTCTTACGCTTGATTTCTTTCTCATCATCATAATCCTCATCGTATTTAAACTTTGATTCATATTCAAATGCGATATCCTCATCATCAAAATCAGGATTAGTCTCACGCATGTAGTCAGCTAGAAGTCTTTCTGGGTTAACCTTAGAAAAGTCTTGGTTAACACGGTAGAAATCTTCTAAGCCACGCCCTGTCTCTTTCTTAAATTTTAAGAAAGCATTAACATCTTCAGGTAGTAACTCCTGTTGAGGCTGTGGCTTTTCTGTAAATAATTCATCCAAAGAGTTTACCTCCTTGTTGAATTTGGTTTTCAAATATGAAAGAACGTCGTTGTCGCCAAATTGTGGCTGACTTTCAATAACTTCCTGAGTTGCCTCGGTAGTTGCATTTAACTCTGCGGCCATCTCCTCTATAGGAGCGGTCTTTTCAGCATGTTCGTCAAGCAATTGTTGCTCAACTTCTGCTACAGACTTCTCTTCGAAGTCTACCAGTTTTACTTGAATATTATCCATTTAATTTAATTTAGTTGCACAAAAGTAATAATAAAAATTATCTTGGGTTAAATTGCTCCAAGTTGAAGCCATCCAACGAATCTTCTTCGCTTTCGAAGTTCATTGCTGGAAGGTCTTTTTGACGTTGTTCAATTAACTTAGATTGTTGAGTAGCTTGAAGTTTTGTGCGATCATCCTTTGCTTTCTCTTTGTCCATATCTAGCTGTTTGATTTGACTAACCTCCATGCCTTTAAGTTGCATGTTATAGTTAAACTCAACAGCCATAAGTTGTTCTTTAATTTGTGCTTCAGCCTGCATACGTTGAATATCAAAATTCATTTGTGCTTGAGCAAGTTGTGCTTTAGCTTGAGCCTCTGCTTGTACT